GAACCATTATTGTGTATTCTATACATGTTAACATCAAACACTTGAGGTAATACATATTTGTTGTCTATTTCTGTGTATTTATTTCCAAGAACATACTCATGTTCGATACGACTTCCTTGGAAATATCTACGTGAGTCGGACGAGTAATCTTCACCGTCGCGTGTAAGCTGAACTAATACAAAATTCTTTGATCCAACTTTTTCCACAACGGGTATCAACTCATCTACGAACCCACCGTCAGATATAGCATAATCTTTTGTTAAGTCAATTTCGTTTGCAACTAATTGACCAAAATAATCTAAACCACGTTTAGGTTTAACAATTTGTTCTGAAACATAAATCATCGCTTCACGACAAGACATATGGCCTAGATCTACGTGAGGAACTTCCTTTACAGAACGATCATCGTATCTTTCCATAAACCATTTGTAATCACATCCAAAGTATTTGCACGTTTCTTTGTACAATTGATATTTGAAAGACAGATGTTTCCATCCATAGTTTTTCTTGAAGTAATCAGCTCCAGCATCTTTACCTGAACGGGGAGGTCCATTAAATAGTACTATCAAAACTTAACTCCAAAATCATCTGAAATGATTTCTTTTAACTGCTTTGAAAAAGCATATTTAAACTCTGTATTTGTGATACCACACAAAATAAATTCGCGATCTGACGAGTCGAGATAAGGCATCGCATCATGTATAGATGCATAGCCTTTTTCAAACAAGTCAAGATCGCGTTGTTTTACGGGTATATTCCGAGTACGAACTTTGCCAGTTAGTACACTTGTACGAGTTACAATCATAACATTCTCCTTTTCATTTATATCTAATATATAATACTTTTAAAAGAATGTCAACTGTTTTTTAAGCTCTTTACGTGATTTCTGTGAATTTTGCATTGTATAATTCCATTATGATAATCGTCTCTCAACAAGACATCATGTTCAAATTGATATTTGGCTTCGAGGTAACCAAGTTCTCCTTTTGATTTACAAAGAGTTAAAATTTCTCTATGGAAGTTATCAGCACCTTTATCCTCAACTAATTGCTGGACTTGTTCTGATGAACCATAATATTTTTTCCAATCTGTTTCTTTAACAACAGAACGGCGACGAGTTTTACCTTTGAGTGGTGGAAGTTTTCTTTTTGAAACTAATAGCTTTTTGCCTACGTATTTCATATCAGTAGATTTGTCTGTAATGATATACACAAATCCAATCCAATCTTCAATCATTTCAGAGGTAAATTCTTCCCCTTTGTAAATCCACATAAAATAACTCCATATTAATAGAGTTATTTATTCAACATCCTCATGCATGTAAATACAGAGTTTTCTTCCAAGCAATCAGACCAAATATGGATCAAATACCATCCAACTAATACAACACCGATTGTAATAGCAATTCCATATATTACTTTCTCAGTCATTACAAATCTCCTCTTCCTCTTCGTATTTAAGGAATACTTTCATAGTTGTACCATCATCTTGTATTTGGAATGAAATGTCTTTAACGTTGTATTTAACGTAGGCACGACCTTTGTTATCAATAACTTCAAATCGGCTAACTTTACTTGAAAACGTAATGTCTTCATCGTCAACAATGAAATCAGTTTTAATTTCCATTATCCTCTCCTCATTTGCGCGTAGGCTTTTGGATCGTCTCCGCGGCCGACTGGGACCATGTTTGATTTGTGCATTGTTGCGATACCGACGATGTAGTCGCCCGTGTATTCATTTCGTTGTTTAGCCGCTGCATTTGCCGGGATAACATCCGACGTCGGGATTGAGCGGCCCTCGCGGTGTATGTCATTCGATTGCGTTTCAAGTGGTTTCCCTTTCTGCTTAGATGGTTTTTTATCTGGGTCGATACCCATGCTTTTAAGAAACGCGTTGTGCTCAGCTTGAGCTTTTTGCCAACCTGGTTTCTTTTTAATTTTTGATTTACCGTGGACTTGTACTCCACGTACTAAATGCATAGACATTAAGCTGCCTCCATTTCCATTTGCTTTTCAATGCGTTCAGCCCAAGTTTCATAATGCTCAGCCATCATAATAATTTCCTCAAGGATATCTTGACGATCTTTGCTAAAGTTATCTGAGCGACGAGCCAAGCCACGTAAACGTTTTGCGAATTCCAATTGCTCAATCATTATTATACCTCCACAAACATAGTTTTAAGTTCTTCTTCGTCAAAGCCGTGGCCGTGACCCATAACTTGCTCAAACAATTCCTGGAGCATGTCGAATGATTCAGATTTGAAAAGATAAAGTGGGTTGCCACCAGCTGGGCCATTAGCCGTTATAAGCTGAGTGGTACAACCATGTTCAATTGCAAATTGTACAACCTCGTCGTGTGTGGGTTCTGATGAAATGTCGAGTTCAACTTGATATGACATAATATGATTCCTTTATTTGATATAATTAATCTATATTATTTTAAAGGCAATGTCAACAGTTAATTTCACTTTTTTGAAATTATTTTGAATTAAAGTGTGAAACCAGTACCGTTATATCCTGTATCTTCTAAGTAAGATACCAATTGATTGTAGCCGCCAACATAAGTTCCACTGACCCAAATTTGCGGTACGCTTTTGGCTTGTGGATATGCTTCTTTAAGTTCAGTCATATTTTGCACTAAAGAAACATCTTTGTATTCATATTCTAAATTGCGTTGGTCTAATAGGTTTTTTGCTTTTGTGCAGAAAGTACAGTTTGGTTTTCCATAAACCTTAATCATAGTTCGTCCTCCGTTTTTAACATATAAGCACCTTCAGGAAGCTTAAACGATTGCATAAGTGATAAGAACATTTTAGGAGAAAACGACATGAGAATAAATCTCTGTATATCCTCATCCCATTGTCGCATATAAACAATGTCATCATACGCGATAACTTGTAAATCCTCGTATTCGCCGTCTGGATCTAAAATCGTAATAGCAGTTTCGTCCCAGTCCATTTCTATAGTAAACATACCGAAACCCCTGCTTCTTTGAACATTGGTAATGATCTTTCATTCCAAATGTCTAACCAGTTACCTGGCGCAGTTTCATAATTCGGTAATACCACACGTTTAATACCTGCTTGAATAACACACTTAGTACAATCTGGGCAAATGGGTAATCCATAAACATATAGTGTTGCATCTTTCAGTGACACACCAGCGTATAGAGCATTCATCAAAGCATTCATTTCAGCATGTACGATACGTGGATATTTTTCATCGCGATTAGATAAACGTTCTTCTGTATCACAAATACCCTTTGGAAAACCATTATATCCTGTCGCCAAAATACGACGTTCATCGTTAACAGCGACTGCACCTATTTGGCTTGACGGGTCTTTGCTCCAATTAGAAATTGTTTCGGCCAATTCCATAAATCGGTTGTCCCATTTTGTTTCTCGTGTATTTACTTCTTTGGTACGACGTAGCATATATTCGTGATAATGTTCTTGTGTCATTGTAAATCTTTCAGAATTTTCCATGTATGTTTCCAATCGTTAACTTGATAAGTTTTGCCTGGATGTTTAATTGCTTTTGCAAGTGGATAATCGTTTCCACCGATTTCTGTCTTATCACCGAAGAAAACAATATGGTCGGAACCATTATTAAAGTCATCTAAAATTTGGCTTTTATCGCTACCTGTATTGTATATATCAATACCAGTATCACCACCTACAGTTGCGGTAATATTTTTAAACTCAGAATTAATTTGATATGCGATGCTTTCACGCTCACGGTTTAGCTTATCGTATTCAACGTACTCAGCCCTTTGTTCTGTATCAGCATTTCTACCCACAACACTAAAGTTCCAAGTACCTACACGTTTTTCAATATGATTACCAGTTCTAAGAGGAAAAGGACTTGACTGGAGCCAACCTTCCAATAGAGTTGTAAGCGACGGATCAGGATCAAATGAACTTGCGTTTACCACCTTACCAAGAAAACGAGTTTGGTTGCCGCTACAGCTATAACATGTAACGACATTTTCACAAATATCTTTACCAAGTTGCTCAACGGTTTTTGGATAGTCCGAGCCTGTTACAAGCCAAACTTTTTCTCGTTTCATAAAATCGAGAAACCAGACTTTAAACTCTGGATCCATTGCTTGTCTGCTAGGTGTTAACGTACCATCCACATCAAATATAAAACGTTTTTTCATTCCTCAACCTTTAAACACTCTACAGTTTCGTTATCAGCCCAAGGCTCGTAATGAGCTACAAAAACTGATGCGTTGATTTCACATTTCATTCTATCTTCATACGATTTAATATGTGTATATTGATAGTCACCACCCTCAAGTGCTGTGATTACGTAAATAGCCCAAAGATGAATACTCATTACTCGTGTCCTGTCCAATGTTTACGGTTATGAGCTGTTTTTGACAACTCAGCAAAACGATCAGCGACCCTACGAATAAAGTCGCTGTTTTCTTTACGAGCTAAATCATGTAAGAAGATTTCCATATCACTATCTTTTGCTCTTATTTCAGTGGTATCGTAAATATCGTTTTTCATAATATCGAGTGAAGCTAAATCATTCATTGTAAGTGGCTTTCTGCCTTCTGGTAGTTTAGACATCTTATCGTACCGCCAAAGGTTGTGTTGATATGCTATCATGGTAATCACCAGATTTATAGTAATCACGGCATGCGGTTTCTTTTATCATCATACCATTTTTCATACGGTATGAAACAATTTCGCGCCTAACAACACCGTCAGTATCAGCGTCAAACGCGCTTTTAAATGGTCCATCAGTCATTACAAACTCTCTTTCTTAAATCGCTTGTGGAAAAGCGATGATCACGTTTATTAAAATATAAATCAATTCCACGTTTTTGGCATATATCTTTGCCAGTAAACTCTTGAGTTTTATATTCCACTCCTAATATTCTAACATCAATTGTGTATAATGTCAACAAGTCTTTTAAGTCTTCTTCAGTATTATATGGAATAATTTCATCAACATACGATAATGCTTTAAGCTGTGTATATCGTTCAACTACAGTTTGAATTGGTTTATTCTTTTCTTTTCTATCTACACTCGGATCTGTCTGCAACCCACAAATTAAATAGTCACATTGCTCTTTTGCTTCACGCAACATTTGAACATGACCTGCGTGGAGCAAATCAAAAGCCGAACAAGTAAATCCTACTCTCATAGTTCTCTCGGCCCTTTCGATGTAAATTCCATGCCAGACACATTACCAACATAGACTTTACCATTCCATTTCATTTTGATTTTATTATTTGCAACATAAGCCTCAAACGAAACGCCAGGCCTCATGTTATCAGCTTCAACCTCAACAGTGACGTCAGTCCGAGTACTAGTCACCTCACAGAAATTATCATATATTATTTTTTTCATTTTGTAACCTTTCGTTATATTCCATAACTTCTTTTAAAACTGACAAGTCGTATCCATGTTCCATTGCTGTGGAAATCGTTGCGGATACATCTTTGGGTAAACAATGCCCGCCAAAACCTTTATCAACTGAACTTACATATGTATGGCTTTTACCAATTCGCGGATCATCTGAAACATACGTTAATACATCATTAGCATCTACATTAGCGGCAATACACATATCATGTATTTGCTGAAAGAACGCCACCTTAGTAGCTAAAAAGGAATTACAAAAGTATTTAGTCAAAATTAAAGACTCTGGATTTTTAGTTTCAACAGGAATTCCTAATCCCTCTGAAAGTAAACCACACCAAAACCCAGTATCGCCACCAC